CGCGCGCCTGAAGCGGCCGACATCGCAAAGCCCACTACAAAACTGTCCGAGGTGCCGTTGTTTGGCGCTCTCTTCCAAACGTCTGAAGGACGCGGCGCGCTTGATGCTACGTACAAGCTGATCGAAGAGATTCAGCAAACCAAGGGCGCGTACAACAAACTTATCCAAGACGGACGGCGCGAAGAAGCCGCCAAGTTTGCCAACGAAAACGCCTCGATACTGGCGGCCTCGAGCGCTGCGGGCTACATGAAGAAGACGCTAGGCGAGATGTCCAAGCAAGCCCGTATGATTAAAGCTGCGCCAAAGATGACCACTGAGCAGAAGGATGCCGCGCTCGAGAAACTGTATGTGGCACAGCTTGCGCTGTCGCGCAACTTCCTTAAAGTCGCCGAAAGAACCACACTCCGATAAGACCGTCCTTGATCCCGTATGTGGCTATGGGCTTGACGCGATAACGTACCGCTGCCCGTAGCCCATCCTCCACTATCTTGTCCGGGCTGAGCGTGGGTACAAAGAACCCACGCCCAACGCTAGTCTTTTTCCACGGATATAAGATCTTCGTCGGCATCTGTTTTCTTGCGGCTAATGTGCAACGCATTGACTCGCATAGGCGGGCCGCCCGTCTTGGACAGCATGTCCTTCTTGACGTACGTAATGGTGTGCGTCTGGGCTAGCTCGGTCTTAAAGTCGTGGTATGCGTAGCTCATGCTGACGCAGTGCTGCTTGAGTAGGTTCTCCTCAACAAAGTAATCCACATAGCCGGGACGGATGATGCCGTGCTCGACACGGCCAAGAACCTTGGACCGCGTGATCGACTTGTCCACTGTGTCGCCGTCACCCCACGCCGCCAACAGCCGACCGTCCGCCTTCTTGAGCACAATGAACCCGCCGTAGTTGTCACGGGTGTATGAGTTCAATACGTCGTCCGCGCTGCGCACATTGTTGGAGATGCTGTTGCGGGCGTTAACAACCAACTCTTTCAAAGCCGCAATCACCGCCTTGACCGGCACCTCGAGGATGTTGGCGTGCTTTTTGCCAAGCATGATTGCGGCAGCAACAACTTCAGTGCACGCCACGTGCCAGTACCGCTCATCGTCTGTGAAGTTAAATTCTTTTTCCAAGTGCGTGTGTACCTGCGGCATGAGATCCTTGATGGTTTTGCGGTTCTGCACCATCCAGCGTACCCACGCTTCCCCGGCAACGCCGTAGTTGCGCTTGAGTAGCTTCAAGATCTCCCGTTCTTCTGGCGTCCAGTGCAGCTTTACGTTGGGCGTCCACTCGAGCATGCGCAACAACTCGCCGTTGGAACTGAACTTGCGGGCACCCGCCATGTAGTCGGTCAAGTTTTCGTTTGATGTCAACGTACAGGTCAGCCCCCACGTTGTGTCGTTGACGCGCTCCTTGTTGGCGCCGGCCTCCATGCGCTCTTTGCCCTTGCCCTCGGACATGTCGAAGATGAACGCTGGCGCCCACTCCATGTCCTTGCGGTGCTGCCCGGTGATCTCGTCAACCAGCAGGGGCATACTGTTTAAGTTACCTGCGCGATTCTGCATGGCCACGGGAGATGTGCCTTTACCTGTGCGGTAGTGCACCGGATGACCCCAGACCCCGGCCTTGGCGCTTAGCGTGAGTGACTTGCCGGTGCCCGACTTGTTGGCGCCTATGTGCCAGACAAAGCCTTCGTACTCCGTAAAGTGCATGAGCGGACAGCCGAACGAATCCAGCGCCACGGCCAAGAGCGTGTACATCTTGCGCTCGATGAACATGTTCCAGACCTTGCGCCAGTCCTCGAGGTTGCCCTTGGGCGTCGTGATCCGAGTGATGTTCTCCAGCCCCGGCATGGGCACCGTCGTTACTGTGCCGTCCTTGTTGAAGATGCGCCCGTTGTAAACAAACGATCCGTTCTCTTGCCAGCCTGCCTGCAGCGGGACGGTAATTACCTTCTTGTTGAGCGACGCCTGCTCGACGCACGCCCGCACATAATCAAACAGGTTCTTGTCGTTGCCTTGCCCGAAGGACGCGAGGATGTTCTGATTGGCCAACCACTTAACGGTTTCTTCTTTGCTGACCGCCGCCTTCTGCGGCATGTTAATCAGCACCGGGCCTTCCGGCCGCACTGCTACCATGTGCACCAAGTGATCGCTCTGGTACTTCAGAATGTCGATCACAAACAAATCGTACGGCAGGATCTGTACCTGCTTGGTGATCTTCTTGCCCTCTTCGTCCTTCTCTTCCTTCTTGCAGTACACCCCGCCCGTGGCGCCGTAGCTGTACCCTCGAGGCGGCTCCGGCCGCGTCACCGTGATCGGCGGCGGCTTGGGCAGATCATCCTCATCATCCTCGGCGTCCGTACCAAAGAGCGCTTCTTCCGAGTCTTCATCCAGAGTATTGATCGTGATCTCTTTCTCGGTGTTGTCGGTCTGAATGTCGCGGCCAAACTTGAGCGGGTTGGTAATCTGCCCCCAATGTACACACGACGTACACACACCGGGGTTTTCGCTGTCCATCTTGGTGCAGGGGTATGGCCCCTTGATCTCGGCGAGTTTGCTGCGCATGCGATCCTCGGTATAAGGATGCAGCGCGGTCAAGTCAGTCGCCGCTTCTTGAACGTCTTCGCAAACTTTCGCCCACGACAACAGCCCACGCCATATCGGCTCCATGCCGTCTTGCGTAGCATTCTCACGGTAGTGCTTGATCTGACCACAGCCAGCACGCTCTTCCATGATCTTGAACACGGTTGTGCTGTTGGCCACAAGCTTTAGCTGCGTGACGGATTTGGTCGGGCGCTTACCCGGCAGATTAAGTGGTTCATCAACCGTGATCTGGGGCGCCGGGGTCGTAAGCTTGCCAAGAATGCAGGAGACAAAATCCTCGAAGACAAAGGTATCCCCTTCCGCCAGTACCTTGACCTCACGCGGCTCGCTATATTTCTTCTTGTGGTTCCACGTTCCCGGCACGCGTAACACGCGGGCTGTGTCGGCAGATACTGTCCAGTCTATAAGCAAGCCTTCTTGCTTGCAAAGCCTTTTAAAATTCTCGGCCGCCGGCTTCCATATCCCTACGTTAACGGTTTCTGTGAATGGCCAGTACGCGTGGATGCCCCCGCCAGAACTAACGATCCAAGGTATCCCAAATTGGGAGAGGCCGGTCTTTTCAAGGAACTCGCTCAGCGCTAGTGCTGCGGCCTTCTTGGTTTCATACCCATCCGTGTCGATGAAAAAAGACTTGATGGTCTGCGCATTGACCGCTTCTCGGCTGCGGTTTTCTTTGAATGTGGCCAGCGCAAAATAAACGTCATACTTCCTTTCGTTCCATTCGTCGATTTTAGTTTGCAGATCTTCGATGCTTTCACCAAAGACATGCTCTTTCTTACGCGATAGTTCCGCAGCGCAGTAATACCCGTTGCCGGGAGGCGGCAGAACCTGCGCTAAAAAACGCAGCGGCACCATGTACGCCCCAAGTTACGGTTTGATTTTGAACTGTTTGCACGCTTCTTCAAACGCTACGTCAGGGTCCGGGTGCGCCTTGAGTATCTGAATGAGTGAGTCAATGATGGGACGGTAGGCAGGGAAAATTTCGTTGCCGCCAAACCAGTTGTAAATAGATTGACGCGTAGCGCCGGTGATCTTGGATATGCGGATGACTGAAAAGTCGCGATAGATTGCCCAGCGCCCAAGCTGATTGCCTAGCGTTTTAGGCGCGTGCGCAACCGTGTCAATAGTTTTCTGTGTGTATGCCATGTTTTGATGGGGGGCATTGCGCCCCCCAACCCGTTAAGGTTAGTCAGTCCAGTCGTCTACCATCGCCAGAAGATTACTCTTCTTAGCGGGTACAGCGCTAGGCTTCTTCTCTTCCTTGCGGATTACCGGCTCTTCAGCCTGCTCATCGTCCGCAATCAAAGCCTCAACCTTGGCCGACTTGGCCTCTTGTTTGACCTCCGCCTTGCGCTCGGGACGCGCGCCGATGGCTAACGGCGCAGCAACGCTGGCTTCGTTCTTGGAGAACGACATCGTGATTGCCTTGATGGCGTCGTCCGTCTTGCTCTGCACCTCGATGGTTGGCAGATCGTCGCCTTCTACCCACGACATCGCCTTGAAGAACATCTTGGGCGACTCGCTCTTGGTATCAAACTTGATGCGCGTGACCACATCGCTTGGCTCGATCTTCTGCGCACCCAGATAGCGAGCGTATGCCTGCAGCGGACGGTCTTCGCCCTTGGCCTCTTTGTCCCAGATCGAAGTGGCCGGCACCTGCAGCGACAGAACATCACCGCCAATATCGTTGGGCAATACTACGGCCAAGCGCTGCTGGAACCGGCAGGCGCGAGAGTTACCCTGACCAGACCCCGCGATGTTCTTGGGGCAGGTCGCACAGGACGCCGACTGTTTGTTGGAAGACTCGCTGCTTGGCGCTACGCCATCCGCAGACCAGCAGTCCGGGCTGGTAGCTTCGCCGTCATACGACTTGGCATACCACGTGCGCCCAATGTGCGGCGCAGCATTCACGATCACCACATCAAGGTGCCGCTCCTCGATGGCAGCGATTTCTTTGCCGCCGTGGTACAGACGGAACACACCGCCCTTGATGCTGATGCGCTTGCCGCCGCTGGCACCGCCGCCCCCGAGGGCTTTGGCCATAGAAGAAAGTTCAGTACGCGCACGGACATGGGCGGGAGCTTGCGCGGGATTAAAAAGAGTTACGTTAGACACGGATCTGCCTCACTTAGTGGTTGGCTTTTTGACAGTAAGACTGTACTCCGTATGGGAGTTCAGTCCGGGTGGAACAGCACCGGGGTTTGCCTCGAGGAACTGCGCCATGTTGAGTTGGGAAACCCGCCGCTCGAGCAAGTCAACCGCCTCATGGTCAAGCACAAACCTCTTGAACGAATCCCAGTCCTGCGTAAAGTAGCGCGTCTTCTGCGACATCACCACTGTACCTTCTACCGTACGCACGGACGCAAGTCCAAGCGCCAGCATTTGATCTTTGATCGCAAGCTTGATCTGCTCCTGCTGAGCCTTGATTGGCTCGACAGTGTTCTCATACTCGGCCGTAAGTTCTTGAATTCGTGCCGACATTTTGCGATACACACGGACAAGTTTGTCCATCTGAATAGTTTCTTCGCTCACTTCGTACTCCATAATTGTCTAGCGTTTGACATTCTACACGATACTTTTGACATTGCAAGAGGCTTTTTTAGTTTTTGATCTCCTCGTTGAACAGGTTGACAAGCAGCGCGTGCTCACTGACTTTGCTGGTCATGGCCTTGAACATCTCGCGCTCGATGTGGCTACTCTGCAGGTGCACAACGGTTACTTTGTCCGAGTCCTGCCCTTTGCGATCGGCTCTGGCTATACATTGTGTATACATCTCCACCGACATAAGCGGGCCATAGAACACCACAGTGTCCGCCGCAGTTAGCGTTAATCCATGCGCCGCGGCCTGCGGCTGCATCACCAGTACCCGGATCGTGTCCGTGGTTTGGAAGTCTTGGATGATGCGGTTGCGCTTGGTCGGGCTAACGTCGCCTTGGATCTGCTCGGTAACGTAGCCCTTCTTGTTCAGGTGCGTCGCGATTGCGTCGATGCTGGTGCGAAACATCGCGAAGATCAACACCTTGCGCTGTGTTTCCTGCAGCACTTCCTCGAGCACCGCCAGCCGCGGGCTGGCGTCAAACTCAACTACTTCTTTGTCGTCGGTGTACGCCGCGCCACATGAAATCTGCAGCAGCTTGTTTACCGCCACGCCGGCATTGACCGCGCTGATTGTTTCCCCGGCAGCCCGGACCATCATCTGTTCTTTGAGTAGCCGGTAGTACTTGCTTTGCTGTGGCGTCATGGGCACATCGCGGGTAACCGTGATCACGGGTGGCAGATCCAAACACTGTGCCTTGTTAAACCTGATGGCTGGCTGCAGCGCAGCAAACACTTGCTCGGCCGCGTCTGGCTTGGGCACCCATTTGAACTGCGTAATCTTGAGCATGGTCTTGTCACGCCACGCCGACAGATATTTGGGTATGCCGTTCGGATTAACTAGCTTGGCCAGACCGTAGGCGTCCACAGGCGACTGCGAAGCGGGCGTGCCCGTCATCATCCACAACCTAGTCTCCGGTTTGAGAATG